CCGTTACCGTCCCGGGGACAGACCGTGCTATCATCGACGGCATGGAGGTCACAGGGGGCACCCATATTAAGTCGCGCCGTGATTACGACCAGAAGGTCACGAAGCGCGGCTTTGTCCACTGGGACGCCGGGACGCCGAAGTGCGTCGAAAAGGCGCTCGCCGAGGAGAAGTCTAAGCGTGAGGCAACAACCGCTCGTGGCATTGAGCGAAAGGTTCACAGGCTAGTGTCCGAACATCCCGGCGATCTCTAGTGTCCGTTTTTGGCGGACCTTCATCGCCGCTCTGGGGTCCCTCCCCTGGCGGATACCTCGTTACCGCGCCGTCTAAGCCGTGGGCCGATACCACCCGCTACAACGAAGAGGACGACTACGATGACCCGCTGATAACGTGGTGCCGGAACGCTTCGGCGGTGCTGCATCGCGAGAAGCAGCCGGTCACCGAACGCATGGGTCGCGCGATGAGCCTGTACCGCGGCGGGACGCCTTGGTGGCGCAACCGGCCGCGCTGGAAGCTCGGCAAGCAGTTTCCCAAAGTCTCGACCATCCCCATTCAATGGGCGTCCATCCTGGCCGACAACAAGCCGACCGTCACGTACTCCGCCTATCAGGTGAATTACCAGCGTATCGCCGACATAGCGACCGCCGCCTTCAAGGAAGCCTACGAAAGCGGGCATTGGCAACAGAAGATCCGCAACGCCATCCTCGGCTCGCGAATCCAAATCAAATACTTCCTGCGCCTCGTACCGGACCCGTTTGGGCCAGGCGGCGAGACAAAGGCCACGCTCACCGTCGTTACTGGCGAGCAAGTATTCGCCGACGCGAACTCCACCTGCGTCGATGACGCCGAGGTGCTGCTGTACGAGTACCGCGAGTCGCCCAACAAAATCTTCGCCCGCTGGCCGCGCCTGCGCGACAAAATCATCCGCAAGCGTAGCGAGAACCGCGGGTTTGAGAACACAGACAACGACGGCGACGTGCTGTCCCCGCCTACATCGATGACGTTCCCGGACGGCGGCACCCTGAACAACCCGCCATTCGCCGCCAGCGCGAACCCTCCCGACAACTCCGGCGGAACGAGCGGGCTAATCGTCAGAGAGTTTTGGACTCGCCCGCGCAAGACGACCAAGGTTTCCAAGGTGCTGTTTACGGCCGCTGGCGAGCCCGCCACGCGCGAGAAGAAGGTCACGCTGACCGATGGCGACACGCAGCGTCTACGCCGCGTTATAACCGAAGGAAACGTCATTTACGAGTGGCCGGAGGAATACGTTGCGATCGTGCGCGAGGCGGAAATCTACGGCGGCCTTCGCATCATAGACGAGATGGACGCGCTCGAAGTCATCAATCACAAGGTGGACTACCCGCTCTACCCCGATGGGCGGCTGGTAATAATCGTAGACGAGGACTTCAAAGCGGACGACCGGATGAACCCGCTGGGATACATCCCACTAATCGAGATTGAAGCGTACCCCGACCCGCAGCAGTTCTGGGGGCTCTCCGACCTCGACCTTATCGCCGACGCCTACGAGTATTGGATTCGCCTTCTGGGCTTGATGTACGACGCGGCGAACCTCACCTCTAACCCGATATGGCGTCTGCCGCTCGGGGACGAGATGGCCGACGAGGATATAACGAACGCGCCCGGTGCGATTCAGCGCGAAACGATGCAGAGTCTGCGGTACGGCAAGCGCGAGCCCGGCCCGGATATGCCGCAGTACGTTCAACAGCTATTGCAGTACGTCGAGGGGCAGATTCGGGAGCTATCAGGGCTCAACGAAATATCCAGCGGCACCGCGAAGTTCAAGGGGCAGCAGTCGAGCGAAACCGTTTCGATGTACCAGGAAGCGGCGGGCGTGCGTTTCAACGACGCGCTCCACCGCATCGAGGGAGCGATGGTTACGCTCGGAACGCAGTTCCTGGAGTTGATGACGCGCTTCTACACGACGCCGCATCTCGTGCAGTTGAAGAATGACGCGGGCGTGATGGAAGCGGTTCCGTTGCTCGGGTCGCACTTCACCGCGCCTCTCAAAGTCGAAGCGAAGCCGGGCTCTAACCGCACTTCGACGCAGAAGTTCAACTCGCTGATGAACCTGCTCGGGAGCGGGAAGGCGCTGATCGATCTGCCGGAGGTCTGGCGCCAGCTTCAGGAGATGGGGCTGATCGCATCGGCGACCGCGCTCGAGCGCCGGATGTGGGACAACCTGAAAGACCCGAGCCGCAACTGGCTTATCACGGGGCAGATTCCGGGGCAAGCCGCCGCCGGTTCAACCCCAAAGAAGCCGGGTTCAAAGCGTAAGAGTAGCCAAGCCGCATGAGGAGTGCCATAATGCAAGCGATGGGGACCGATAGAGGGGCCGCCGCATGGGTGGCCTAGCACCGGCACCGGGCGCGGGAGGCCCGCCTCCTGCACTACCTGGTCCGCCGGGAGCAGCAGGACCGCCACAGGTCGCGCCACCTCCAGGCATTGCGCCTAGGCCCCCGTCATCTTTGACGGCGACCGCTTTTGAAGATTTACCATCGGAGCTACCAGGCGGCTGGCAACTCGTGGACGCGAGCATGAGGCAGTTGAAGCTCGCCATCAAGATGCCGACGTTCGTGAAGTCGCCCAAGGTGGTAGCGGTTTTGTATTCGATGGTCGAAACGGGAACGCAACTGATTTCTCACTACACGGCGAAAGGCGACACCGCGGGGGCACCAACCTCCGTTGCGGAACCGGACGGCGGTAGCGAGGGAAGTTCGGACGCGCACTACACGTCGGCAGACACCGACGCGCAGCCCGCACCCGATAGCGGGTCTTAGGTGACTCGCGAGATGGAGCCTATATGGCGTGAAAGTGAGGTGACGTAAACGATATGGCTCGCAGAAAAGGCAAAGGAAAGAAAGAGAAGCACGGCTTCGGTAAGCACATGAAGGAGCTCAAAAAGGAAGGCCGCAAGGGTCGCAAGGGTCGCAAAGCATCGCGTCGGGGGCGCAAGTAGTCCGTCGTAACGGAATCTGCGGGGCCGCTTTAACCGGCGGCCCCGCTTCGTTGAGGAGGAATAGTAATGCCAACCACGGGTAACGGCCCGCCGTCGCTGGCCGATGTAAACACGAAGGCGCGCGAGTTGGTCGAAAAGATTACCGCTGCGCCGGCCGCCGAGCTTCACGCTGAACCGCTTGCGGCGCCGGTCGCCGCGCAACTGTTGCCCGACTTTTCGCGCGGGACCGTTGCGCTCGATGAGGAGACGGGCCAGCCGATCGCGCCGCGCCAGGCCGCGGAGTTGCCTGCGGGTGATGCTGGCGGGACGACCGATGCGCTTGCCGGAGCGAAGGCTGAGATTGACGGGACCGCCGCACCGGAGGCTGCGCCGAAAGATCGGGACCCCGCTAGCGGGAGGTTCGTTTCCGAAGCCGCCGCCGACGTCGCCGATGCTGCGATCGCGCCGGCCGCCGCCGCTCCAACGGGAGAGGCCGCCGCTGAAGGCGCCGCCGCTGCCATCCTCGAGCGACCCGACCCGATGGCCGATTACGAGGACGTCGAATACGAGGACCCGGACCTCGACAAGAAATTCACCGTGCGCGTACCGAAGGATGCCGCCGCTGCCGTTCGCAACGGCTACATGCGGCGCGCGGACTACTCGCGCAAAACGATGTTCCTGGGCGATCTACGAAAGACCGTCGAGCCGCTTGTTGGCGACGGCCGGTTGAAAGCCATCCTGCCGCTGATACAGCGCGCTCTGGAGGACCCGGAGTACGGAAACTTCGTGGCGGATGCCTACAACCGGCGCATCGCGGGGAAGTCGCTAACTCCGGCGCAGGCCGCCGCGGCCGAAGCTGGGGCTGCCGTTGCGGCTACCGCGGCGCCAGCCGTTGCACCGCTCTCCGAAGCCGAGGACCCGTTCTTAGCCGAGGCGCTCCGCCCGTACAACGAGCGGCTGGGGAAGGTTACGAGCCTGGTCGAGCGGATGGCTTCCGAGGAGGAGCAGCGCCGCACGCAAGAGACGCAGGCTCGCCAGCAGTACGACGCGCGCGTGGCAGTCGGGAACCAAGGTTATCAGATGCTCTGCCAACGCTACGGCGACGAGTTCAGCGGCAACCCGGAGAAGGACCGGAACTCCTTTATGCGTGCGGTGGACTACGGCCGGGCGTCCGGGCTGTTCGACCAGTACGGCGAGAGCCCGGCATCGATCGTTCTGGCGTATGAGGACCTGCGGCGCGAGCGAGAGTCCGCTTCTGCTTCACCGGCCGTCGCTGCCGTCGCTGCCGCTACCGAGCGTGGCGTGGCGCGCGCGAACGCCGCGTCCGTATCGACCGGCACCCCAGCCTCGCCGCCGCAACGGAAGGTAGTGCCGCCTCCGCCCGCAACCCGCGTGAACGGCGTGGCCGCCGACCCGAAGGAGTACGCTCGCCAAGCGCTTCAGCGCCAGGCAGCGATAGCTGGACGGTAAGGTGAAAGCCCGGACACTTTTTGCGTTGCTCGCTCTTTGCGCGGCTGTAACGTGCTCGATTCCAACTCAGGCAGACGCTCCAACCGTCGTCTACGGGCCTACAAGATTTTCGTCCGGTGGCAGCCTGCCGGTGATAAACCTGAGCGGTCAAGGCGTCTGCGAGTTTGGGTTTAACGGTTTGGGCACCGTAACTCCGATGGGGTCCTCGAACAACGGCAGCACCTATTTTGCGATCACCTCAACAGGCTTCGGAGCGCAAACCAACCAAGGCGAATACGGCGGGCCACTGCTCTCAGTTGGAAATACGCCGGTTATTACCAATTTTTATTTGGCGGTTTCGGTTAGCAGTGGCAATCTGACTGCATGGGAAAGCTGCGGAACAACCGTTTCGAGCATATCTCCGCCGACACCGATTCCATACACTTCGGCCTCGCCATTGCCGGTGGTCTTTCCAACCCCTTTTGCGCTGTCGTACACGACCGCCTCGCCGCTGCCGGTAACTTGCATAAGCGGTTGTTCCGCTGGAGGTGGTTCAACTCCGATTCCGACCTTGCCGCCAGAGTTAAGCACGACCTCACCGCTGCCGGTCGCCTCATCTCTGCCCGTGATCGGGCAGCTTTACTTTTGGAATGGCACCGGGTGGATTGCGGTCACTTCAACGTCGCCGCTTCCGGTCACGACTCCCGCGCCTGTCGCCTCGGTTTTCATTGCTAACACACCAGCGGTAAATCAGGGCACGTCCCCCTGGACGGTCAACACGCCAGCGCCGTGCGCCACGCCGACGTGCAACAACGTGGTATGGCAAGGAACCACGCCGTGGACGGTTACAACTCCCGCGCCGATGTCAACGAACTTTACGTTGGTAGCTCCAACGAACGCGGCAGGCCAGGTTATCGTTAGTTCGCCTGCTCCGTATCCTACGAGCACGAACGGGTATCTAACTACCGACAACCAGCCGATAACGGCCGCGTACACCAACATCTCTACAAACACAACGCTTGGCACCATTTTTCTTAGCGGACAGAACACCTGCGAAGCAAAGATTACGAGTCCTGCTGGCGGTGGAATAACAGTAACGATTTATAATAACCTATCCAGCGCGACCATCGCGTCGGGCACAAGTTTTGGAGTGCCTACCTATCTAGCCCCGTTTAGTGTCGGAACCGGAGCGATAAATTCCATTAAGGTAGCAAGCACCGGCGTTAGTGGAATAACCAACGCGGTAAGTATCTACTGCTCATCGGCGCTCGCTCAGGTAACATTTCCGTCAGCGCAACCAGTTACGATTGCTTCCGCTGTCGCACTGACGGTCAACACGCCCGCTCCGGTGGCGACGGTTTTTATCGTAAACACGCCAGCGGTAAACCAGGGGACGAGCCCGTGGGTCGTGTCAACCATAAATCCTTCGCTCCCCGCGCCGCAAGTTA